ACGAATTACCGCGGGCGCAGGCGGATGTAGCGCGGTCTGTGGTGCGAACGGCGAACGTGCAGCGCGTTGCGAACGACGAATTTGACGAATACCTTTGACGGAGGTGACCGCGCTTGACCAACGAATCACGGTGCCCGCTGGCCCGCGTTTGCAAACTCGCCGGCAACCCTGCGCACTGTTCCGATCTTTGCGGCCACTACAACGCCGTCAGCGCCCGTATGAGCGCCGCAAACATGCCCAGCGACTATCAGTCTACCACGCTTCGAAACTCGCCTGTACGGGCGAATATCAGCGTTACAGTGCGTGTTTCGGGCGAATACAAGCGAACTGATTACGAACTGAACGACTACTTAACGAAGTACGTACGATCATTTTCGCACAATGGCGACCGCCGCGTCAAGTCGCTCTACATTTGGGGGCCGCCAGGCACCGGTAAGACCACGACCGCGTGTGCGCTACTCAACGAATGGATCGCGGCGTATTACGTGCGCGCTGTGCGGTCGGGCGGTGAAGTGGCGCAAAAGCCTGCATTATTTTTCGATGTCAACGAGTGGCTCATCGAATACAACCTGATAGCGATGGGCGATGACAAGGACGAAGTAAAAGCGTTCAAAAAAAAAATGTTGGCCGCGAGCAACGTGCCTTTTCTCGTGATGGACGATTTGGGCGTTCGTAAGTCTAGCGATAATTTCCGTGGGTATTTGCATTATATCGTAAATCACCGATGTGCCAACGGACTTCCAACGATATACACATCGAACATTCCGCTCGACGAACTGGCCGGCGTGTTCGATGCGCGGCTGGCGGACCGTGTGCGTGACCAATGCTTCGAAATCGAGCTCGGTGGCACGAGCAAAAGGGGGATTCGGAAGTGACTGAAGCGAGTATGCCCGATCCCATTGAATCCGCGTTTGAGTCACTCGGCGTGCATCGAAAATACAACATTGGCGACCTCGTGCGTTGGGCCGGCGAACTTTGGTACGTGGATGGCTACCGGTATGATGCGTATCGTTCATTCGATATGGCATTCGAGGACATCGAATACTCGCTCTCGCGCGTGTATACAGACGGCACATGGAACGACTTTGCCGAAGTGTACCAAGACGACGAAGACTTACGGCTGATTTGCCGCGCGGAGTATGCCGATGAGTACCTCGCGTACCAAGGCATGGACACGAGCGGTGGCCGGTCGGCGGCAACCAACGCGTATATTGTGGCGCAAGGAGGTGCGAAAGTGGCGGCGCGCAGGGATCGGCGCGAACACGAAAAAGCGGAGTTGGAACGGAGGCAGGCGTGGCGGCGGAAGTCGAACGAGCTTTTGGACGAATACAATCGGCTTATCGCGGAAGGTGACGAGGAAGGTGCGCGGAAGATTGCGAAAGAGTGGCGTGAGCGGGCGAGGATTCACGAAGCGGGTGGCGAGGAATGGTTGGCGGATATTTTCTTGGATGAATGAGCGGAGGGGATAGGTATAAATTGCATCACTAAGCGTATTGGTGGTGAAGAAGTAAGAGTTGTTGAGTATAAAGGCGATCAATGGTATGTCGCGAGAGATATTTGTAATCTATTGGGTATAGACAGAACGCAAGTAAGAAGAGTTCCTAACAGTATGCGAAAATTACTTAGTGTACGAACAAGTGGCGGACCTCAAAAAATGGTTGTTGTAAACAGGGATGGATTAGCAGTAATTATAAGCAAATCAAGAAGTTTAAAAGTGAAAGACGTTGCAGATGCTTTTGGATTTGATGCTAATAAATATATCATCCCAACCAAAGAACAAAGAACACTTGTGATTATATCAAAAGCCTTTAAACACCTTAGACAGGAATTTCAATTTCCTATTGGTAAGTACAAAATCGATCTATATTTTCCTGATGTAAATATTGCCATTGAATGTGATGAATTTGGTCACCGAGGATACGATAAACAACTTGAAGAAAAGCGAGAAAATTTTATAAAACAAAAACTTGGCTGTAAGATAATCAGATATAACCCTGATAAAAAAGATTTCAATGTTGGTGACGTTATTAATGAAATTATGTTTAATATACAAAACAATGATAAGAAAGTCTCCTAGGAGGTGACTATATGTCCTACGGCCCCGAGTTGATCTCGAAAATCTGCGACTCCGGCGACACCACCGCAATCAAACGATACCAAATCGAAGAATCCGACTTCCCCACGGCAGCCGAGCGCAAAGCCTTTCGCTTCATTCTCGACTATGCGGAAGCGAACGGTGGCAAAGCGCCGAGTGGTGCGGCTGTCGAAGCCGAAGTGCCGGAGTTCGCCGGTCACTATATACCGAATGTTGCGGAATCGTTCGAATGGCTTGCACAAAAATTTAAGGATAGCGCAGCCAAGCGCAAATTTCAAGCACTTTTTGGCGATGGTGGCGAAGCTAGCCGAAAATTCGACGAGCTGCCGTTCGAGGACTTCGCGGAGTGGTTGACGGAGCAAACGAAACGTATTACAATGGGAACAAACGTTCGATCAGTCGGCCACGACATCAAATCGAGCGCGGACGAGTTCATGATCGAATATGAACGAAGGAAAAGAGGCGATTCGTACAAGGTCTACAAAAGCACGTTTCCAAAAATCAACGAAACGGTCGGCGGCTACTATTCGTCGAACGTATATGTGGTCTACGGCAAGTCGGGCCGCGGGAAGTCGGTCATTACGCTCGAAGAAGCGGTCGAGGCAGCAATGCAAGGCGCGACTGTGCTCGTGTGGTCGATGGAAATGGGCTGGTTCGAGGTCATGGTGCGGATCTTCGTGAGCATGTCGGCACGGCTCGGGCTGACGGTCGCCGAAATCGACGGCGTCGACATGGCGGCTGGCTTCGACGCGAGCGAGCTTCGGAACGGCCGGCTCAACGAAAAATTCGAGCAGGCTTTCCGCGAATTCCTGCGCCAAATGAACGATCTCCTGCCCGGCACCATCATCGTCCGCGCGGTCGACGATGAAGACTTCATGCGGCGAGACTTGCATGCACTCGAAGCCGACATTCTCGCGACCGGTGCCGATGTGGTTGTGCTCGACCCGTTTTACTACTTAGATTACGAAAAGAATACGAGCAAAACAGCCGGCGGTGATGCGGCGGAAACATCGAAAAAGCTGCGGAGACTGGCCGGACGCACGAAAACGGTGATCTTCGCGATCACCCAGGCGGATGAAACGAAGGAAACGAAAGATGACAACGGCAATCGTGAATTGAAACTGCCCGCGCGCGAGGATGTGAAGAAAACGAAGCAACTGCTCGAAGACGCGTATTTGCTCATCGCGGTCGATACGGACTATTTGCAGCGACGCGGGCGGATTGGGCTCAACAAAGGCCGCGATGGCGGTGAGGGGACGGAATTCGAGATCACGTACATTCCGCAGTACGGCATTGTCCGCGAAGTGCCCACCGGTGAGGCGGCAGCATCGTATTTCGGGTTTTAGGAAAATATTGCGCTGAAAATTCAATTCAGTTGCATTTTTCGACACCAATTTTCCCAAAGCGAGTTGATTCGCTATGGATTACAATAATATTACGAATGTTTCAACAACGAAAATTGATGTACGTGCCGAGCTCGAACAGTTCGACTGGACCAACGCCACATGGGGCCCCGACAAACTCATCGCCGCGAGCCCGTTTCGGCTCGATCGCACGCCGTCGTTTTTCGTGTGGCTGCGCGACAATCCAGCTACGCGCGCGAAAGCCGGCTTTTGGGCGGATTTAGGCGCCTATGACGCCGAGTACGCACATGGCGGCATCGTCAAGCTGCTCGCTTTCCTGCGCGGCGAAACCGAGTCCGAAACGATCGAATATTTGACGCAGAAATACGGTTCGAGCGCGGACGAGCCGGGCGATGACGACGATCATTGGCGATTGCCCGCGTTGACCTTCACGCCACGCCCACCGCGAAAGCAGCCGTTGCCGGAGTCAGTATTGCCCGATGAACCGTCGACGGCGGTGGACTACCTCGCGCGAAGGGGTATTACAGACGAGGTGCAGCGGCGTATGGGCGTGCGATATGATCGGCAGCGGCGGTCGATCGTCATGCCTTGGCGACTGCCTAACGGTTCACTAGCCAACGCAAAGTACCGGGCAACGCGCGGAAAGGCGTTTTGGTTCGTTCGCGGCGGTTGGCCGATCCGCGATTTGGTATACGGGATTGACGTGGTGTATCGGGAGCGGCCGCGGTTGTGCGTGATTTGCGAAGCGGAGATTGACGCGATGTCGGCGATGGTGGCGGGCTATGCGGCGGTTGCGACCGGCGGAGTGGCGGCA